TTTGAAACTGAGTTCTTAGGTTCTTCAAATACTTTGATTTCTGGTTATAAGTTACAACAATTGAGATATACCAATCCAATTGCTGAACATGATAAGATGAAGATTTATGAACATCCAATCAAAGAAAATGGTGAAGATGTTAAATCAGACCATTTATATTGTGTTTGTGTGGATGTATCAGAAGGTAAAAACTTAGATAGTTCTGCGTTCTCGGTGATAGATATATCTACCACACCATATAGGCAGGTAGCAACTTATGCAAGTTCATCCATATCACCAATTTTATTTCCTACGGTAATTGTCAATGCCGCTAGGGTTTATAATGATGCTTACATCTTAGTGGAAATTAATAATAATCCACAAGTTGCTGATTTTATTCATGAAGATTTGGAATATGAAAATTTATTGAAAGTATTTACAGGCAATAAGAAACCACAGCAATTATCAGCAGGTTTTGCTCGTGGTATTCAGATGGGTCTGAAAATGTCCCCTCAAGTTAAATCTGTTGGTTGTTCAAATCTAAAAACTTTGATTGAAGGTGACAAATTATTAATTAATGATTTTGATACCTATTCAGAATTGACTACTTTTGAACAACATAAAACCTCGTTTGCAGCTGCCGAGGGTGCCAATGACGATTTGGTAATGACTTTGGTTATTTTTGCGTGGGCAACAACTCAAAAATACTTTAGAGAAATCGTTAACCACGATATTAGAAAACAGATTCAGTTGGAAAATATGAATCAGTATGATGAAGATGTTTTACCTGCACCTATTATTGATGATGGATTGGAAAAACCTTTTATTATGGAAGGTGGAGATTTATGGGAAGTGGCGGACGGATCACCTACATACTCCAACTATTCAAATAAATGGTTCAAGGACCTATAAATCCGTTGATTCATAAATATCAGTATGGTATCTTAAACTGCCAAGAACACATAATAATTCAAGGAGAATAAAATGGCGTTTCAACTCTCTCCAGGCGTAAATGTTTCCGAAGTCGATTTAACAACAGTCGTTCCTTCGGTTCTTACTACCGCTGGTGCTTTTGCTGGAACATTTTCATGGGGCCCAGCTCAAAAAGTAATATTAATTAGTAACGAATTAGCTTTAACATCTACATTCGGCAAACCAACAAGCAATTCAGCAGATTCATTCTTTACATCAGCTTCTTTCTTAGCATATGGTAACAATTTATCAGTTGTTCGTGCTGTTGGAACAGATTCATTTAATGCTGACGTAGCTGGTTCAGGTAATCAAATTGCTAATTCAGATGTATTTGAAGAAACAATTTTAAATACTGATGTTTTAAATCAATACGGTTCATTTATGGCTCGTTATCCTGGTGCTTTGGGTAACTCTTTATCTGTTTCTGTTTGTGCAAATAGCGCAACTTTCAATACATGGGATTACAAAAACTATTTCACTAGTGCTCCTGGTACTTCAGAATATGCTTCTGCAGCTGGTGGACTTAATGATGAGTTACACATTGTAGTTGTTGACACTAATGGTATGTTTACAGGTACCGCAGGACAAGTTATTGAAACTTATCCATTCTTGTCTAAAGCATCTGATGCTCAAGTAAACGGGGCTACAAATTACTACAAACAAGTTATTTTTAATCAATCTAAGTATGTTTATGCTTGCGATCCTGTTGATTATACAAATACCTCTGCAACTTGGGGTCAGGCAGCTGACACAACTTTTGCAACTCCAGCACACAACATTACTGTTCCATTAATATCCGGTACAGATGCAAATCCTACTGCTGGTGATTTAGAAATGGCATACGATTTATTTGCTAATAAAGAAACTATCGATATTTCATTGGTTCTTACTGGTTCGTCAGAAACATCTGTTCAACAATATGTAATCGATAATGTAGTTAATACTCGTAAAGATTGTGTAGCATTTATTTCACCTCCATCTTCTGCTGTTGTTAATCAAGCAGGTAGTGAAACTGATAACATTAATACTTGGTTGGGTGATTTAGCTCGTTCAAGTTCTTATGTTGTTGCCGATTCTGGTTGGAAATACATGTATGACAAATATAACAGCGTATACCGTTATGTTCCATTAAACGGTGATGTTGCTGGTCTTTGCGTAAATACAGACACAGTTCGTGACCCATGGTATTCACCAGCAGGTTTCAACCGTGGTGCAATTAAGAACGCAATTAAACTTGCTTGGAATCCAAATAAAACTTTCCGTGACACATTGTATGCGGCTGGTGTAAATCCAGTTGTATCTTTCCCTGGTCAAGGTATTGTTCTTTATGGAGATAAAACTCTACAAGCTAAACCATCTGCATTTGACCGTATTAATGTTCGTAGATTGTTTATTGTTCTTGAGAAATCTATTGCTAAGGCAGCACAATACTCATTGTTTGAATTTAACGATGAATTTACCCGTGCTCAATTTGTGGCATTAGTAACTCCATTCTTGCGTGATGTTCAAGGTCGCCGTGGTATTACAGACTTTAAAGTAGTTTGCGATACAACCAATAACACACCACAAGTTATTGATTCTAACCAGTTTGTTGGTGACATTTACATCAAACCAGCTCGTTCAGTAAACTTCATTCAGTTGAACTTTGTTGCAGTTGGAACAGGTGTTGACTTCACAACAGTCGTTGGTGCAGCTTAATAAATACTAACGAATAGGAGAAAACAAAATGGCATTCAATGTAGCAGAATTTAGAGCAAATATGGTTGGTGACGGTGCCCGTCCTAACCTATTTTCAGTATCGTTAGTGTTCCCAACTATTGCTACCAACGGTCAAGCCGCTGGACAAAAAACAACATTCATGGCTAAAGCTGCACAGTTACCAGGTTCTACCGTAGGTACTGTTCCAGTTTATTATTTTGGTCGTGAAATGAAGTTTGCTGGTAACAGAACATTTACCGATTGGACATTGCAGATTATCAATGATGAGGACTTTACAATTCGTAACGCTCTCGAATCTTGGATGAACTCAATTAACAGTCATGCAGGTAATGTTCGTAACGGTTCAGCAGTTAACCCATCAAGTTATTCTGTTGATGCAATCGTAACACAATACGGCAAAACTGGAAATGTATTGAAAGAGTATAAGTTTGTAGGTATGTTCCCTGTGGATGTTGCACCAATCGATTTGGATTGGAGCTCAAATGATGTTATTGAAGAATATTCAACAACATTTGCTTTCCAATACTGGGAATCTAATACTACATCTTAATATGTTTTTGTTTGGGGAACTTCGGTTCCCCATTTATGTTTAATTGATTTGGGTAAAACTATATGGCAGCTACTAATAAATTCTCTCTCTTTGGTTTTGAGATTTCTCGTAAAAAGAACGAGGAAGAACAATCTCTACAACCATCTTTTACACCACCTTCTAATGAAGATGGTGCATTAACTATTTCCTCTGCGGCTTATTATGGCACATATGTTGACCTAGATGGTACCGCAAAAAATGAAGTAGAACTCATTTCTCGTTATCGTGAAATGGCAATGCAACCCGAGATTGAATCGGCTATCGATGATATTATGAATGAAGCCATCGTGCAAGATGATGATGGTAAAATTACACAAATTGTTCTGGATGATTTAGACCAACCAGAAAAAATTAAAAAAGCAATTAAGGATGAGTTTCAAACCATTCTTCGTTTGTTTAATTATAAACATATGGCACAAGATATTTTCCGCCGTTATTATATTGACGGTAGATTATATTATAATGTGATTATAGATAAACAAAATCCAGTTGCTGGTATTAAAGAACTGCGTTATATTGATCCACGCAAACTTCGTAAAGTTCGTGAGATTAAAAAGAAAAAAGATGAACGCACAGGTGCAGAGGTTGTAGAAACCATTAACGAATATTATATCTACAACGATAAAGTTACCACGGGTCAATCAAGTAATTATGGTCCTGTTGGTGTTCGTATTACGACAGATTCTATTTTATCAGTTGTTTCTGGTTTGATGGATTCTCGCCGTGCTGTGGTACTGTCTTACTTACATAAAGCAATTAAACCACTCAATCAGTTAAGGATGATTGAAGATGCTACTGTCATATATCGTATTAGCCGTGCCCCTGAGCGCCGTATTTTTTACATTGATGTGGGTAATCTTCCAAAATTAAAGGCAGAACAATACCTCCGTGATATCATGGTCAAGTATAAAAACAAACTTGTCTATGATGCTAACACAGGTGAAGTTCGTGATGACCGTAAATTCTTATCGATGATGGAAGATTTCTGGTTACCTCGCCGTGAAGGTGGTAAAGGCACAGAAATTTCTACATTACCTGGTGGTCAAAACTTAGGTGAATTGGAAGATGTAAAATACTTTCAAAAGAAATTGTATGGTGCATTATGTGTACCAATTTCTCGTTTAGAACCTAATCAAGGTTTCTCAATGGGTCGTGCAGCTGAAGTTACCCGTGATGAATTGAAGTTTTCTAAATTTGTTGACCGTATGCGTAACAAGTTTTCTGAAATCTTCAATCAAGCACTCCGTGTTCAATGCGTATTAAAAGGTATTTGTACCGCAGAAGAATGGGACCAATTTAAACAAAATATCTATTATGATTTCATTAAAGATAATAACTTTAGTGAACTTAAAGAAGCTGAACTAATGACTAACCGTTTACAGTTGTTAGGTTCTGTTGATCCATATACTGGTCGTTATTTCTCACAAAAATGGATTCAACAAAATGTATTGCGTTTAACTGATGATGAAATCAAAGAAAT